AATGGGTATGATATGTGAGACAGCAATGAATGTGATACATCGTCAACCATGGTGTGGTCCAGGTAGTAATAATGGTGAAAAATGTAAAAGATTTAAAGAATTTATGGAAAAAGTAATGTATGATCAAGGTGTTATATGTGCTGATGGAAGTGCATTCGATTCCACACAACATCATGAGTTGCAAGAAATAGTAGATAACTATGTTTTTAAATTAATAATTGATAATCAACCGAAATTACAAGAGATAGCAAATTTAAATGATTTAAAGAAAATATGTTTTCAAGAAAGATATAAAATATTTTCAAAATACTATACTTATGAATGTGTAGGGACTCAAATGACTGGTAGAATGAATACATGTTTGGGTAATACTTTAAGATCTTGGGCATATGTGGAATTTATAAAATATAAAATGAAACAAAAATATTTTTGGATAAATATAGATAGAATACAAGAAATGGTTAATGGAGATGATCAAATTATATTTATGCCTAGATCTTATTTTGATAGATATGAAGAAATAGCTTATCAATATGTATATTATAAAGAGGATATTAGTGTAAAACATGGACTTGGTCAAATAGCTAAAATATTTGATAGATATCCAGAAATTACTGGTGCTGAATTTTTATCAATGATAGTATTATGGAATCCTATTAATAACCATTTCTATATGGTTAGGAAATTAGATAGATTTTTACAACTAACTCCATTTACATATAAGAATAAACATATTAATATTAAGAGATTTAGATATTTACAGGCTCAATTGTTAATTGCTGATGCTGAAAATATAGCCTCTGGAAGAAATTTAGAAATATTTAGAATTTATGGAGAGAAAATGTATGAAATAGGTATAGCTGAATTAATGAAACTAGAAAAATTTATGAAACCAAATGAGATGTCAAAAATTAAAAGACAAGTTGAAGAATATAAATTTTTGTTACAATTTAAAAATTATTATTCAATGTTTCAAAATGCTGATGAATTTGAAGAAATATATAAGCAATATTTAAATCAATATTTTAATATAACTGAAGATGATTTGACGGAATTAAAAGAAACAATATCAAAAATAAATGTGAATAATTATCTTGAAAATTAT